AGCGGCAATGCCGTCCAGATGAAGGCGGCAAGCATGAATCTCGGGCCGAAGCCGTTCAAGGGCAAGCGGTCACCGGTGTGGCGACTGATCGTGAAGATCTGTGCAGATGGCCGGCCTCGCACCGTCCATGAGTTGGCTGCCGTCACCGGCGTGAGCCGCGTCCGCATCGACTGCCTTATGAAGGAGCACCACGCGGCACGCGAAGCGCACAGGGCGGACTGGCTGAAAAGTCGTCGAGGACCGCCTAAGCCGCTGTGGTTGCCTGTAGCCGGAAAAGACGCCGCGAAGCCGTATGTGCCGACCGCCGCCGAGCGACAGTGCGCCCGCATGCGCCGAATGAAGGAAGAAGACCCGCTCCGCTACAAGGCAATCGTCGACCGTTGCACGTTGCGGCGGAAGCTGAAGCGCGGCGCCGTGTCGCAGCAGCATCCGGTGGTGCAGGCGCTCTTTGGCATGGGGATGTCGGCATGACAGAGAAGCGGAAGGGCGGCCCTCTGTCCATCCTGGCGGCGAGGCTCTGCGATAACCCCGAATTCCGCCGGATGGTGGCCGTCCGCACCGGCAGGCCATGCGAGACGCCGGACGACGCGCGAGCCCGCATCCTGGAGCGATGCGGCGTCACGTCCCGGGCGGACATCGACCACGTGCCGGCGGCGGAAGCGGAATTCCACGCCGCATTCCGGCTGCCATGGATGCGGTGGCAGCAAGGCGCAAGAAAACAGAATCAGTTCACGAGATAACCGGGGAGCCACAGAGATGAACGAGACCGAGATCCTTTTCAACAGCGCGGACAGCGCACTCCGCTTTGCGTTCTCGTACTCGACGCAGCAGTACAGCCCGACGCCCATGGCGCGCGCGATGCGTGGCGGCAACGTTGGTACGGGGAAAGGGCTGGCTGGGGTGGACGGCGCTGGGCAGGCCGGCATGGTGCGCGCAGAGCTGCGGGACTTCAGCCTGTTGCACCAGGCCGTGTTGATTGCCCAGTTCGCGCCGGCGGAACTGCCGTGCGATTGCACCGCACCATGCTGCTCGGGGAGGAAGCCAAACCGGGAATGGGGTGAGGCCGTGTCGTTCCTGACGGAACATACCGCGCACCTGTTCGCGGGATCGCTCTCGCACTACAGGCTGAGACGGATCCTGATCGAGAGACACTTCGGCGCGCACCGCGGCGCGGACGGCAAGAAGATCACGCTGGAGCGGGTGGCTGAACATTGCGGCGTGCACCGGCAGACGGCGTCGACGCATCACCTGAAGCTGCTGACGTATCTGCGCGGCAAGAAGGGCATGGGCGGCGAAGTGGGGATCCAGGCGATCGCCCTTCAGCGTGCCGACGAACTTCTGCGGGACCGTGGCCTTGTGGGAATGGAGGAGGCGGCATGAGATGGATTTGCCTGACGATTCGCGGATGCAGATCTCTTCCCCACGTTGGCAGTCACCCCGGAACGGGGATTGTATTCCTGACCCTGTTGGCTGGCGCTGCAGCAGGTGTGGCACGTGGTGGGCTGAGTGGTGCGGTGGGTGGCGCGGCGCTCGTGGCCGCCTTCGTTGTTCCGCTGTACCTCGTCGGTGCCCACGATCGAGCCCATCTATCGGACCGGCTCACAGAAATACGCGGACGCAGTTCCGCTGAGAAGGAGGAATCGGCATGAGCCACGACGCGGTTTCGGAAGTTTCCGTAAGGATCTGCCGGGCGCTGCTGGGTGATGCGCGGAAGGTGGACTGCGACATCATCGAAAGCCACATCCGCGAACTGCTCTGCGCCACGGCGCCAGAACCCCAATCAGCCATTGGTGTAGGGGACGGCTCCGGTGCCCTGTTCGTCCATGGGTCGTATGAAGCGATTCGACGCGTCCGCTCGTTCATTTTCGACGCTGAGAAATGGCGCACCCAAAGCGCCGTGCCGGCACAAGACACGGCGCGACTGGATTTCCTTGACCGCCTCAACGCCGGCCTGAACCAGCACTACGGCACCGAATACGGCTGGGAGTTGATCCAGAGCCCGAACATCGTCCGGCTGATGAGCGGACCGGGCGGTCGTGGGCGCGTCGCAGCCATTGACCTCAACGACAGCAAAGCTCGGGGTGCGAAGTCTTGCCGCGCGGCCATCGACGACGCCATGAAGCGCAGTGGAGGCTGAGATAAGGGTTCGAGTGGCGGACCGGCCAGAGCCGGCCCGCTTCATCAGGTCACGATGCTGAAGATAATCATCGCTACCGCCCGGAGGCAAGCAGCGACATCCACCTTAACATCCACCTTCACAGTTACTTTCGCCATTGTTAGAACTCAGGGAAAGCCTGTGGCCACAGGCAGTTAGCCTGGTTGAACTTGATACCCCGCCCTAGCTGGCGGCTGCGAACGACGCGCCTAGGATGGCCGTCCGCTCCCACCTCCACATGGTCGATGAGTTGTCGCTCCGACTTCCGTTTCGGCGGGCCAGCTTATGCCCTTAAGGTCATCATTGAGGCACCGCCCCAATGACTCATACAGGCATTTCACCTTGAGCGGCTTGGAAGGCCGCAACCGGGGTTTCCAGCCCCGGCACCGCAAGAGTAGCAGAATCAACGTTCTCCTTGACCTTTCGACATTTTGTGTCGAAAATAGGCCTCATTCTGATACACTGCAGAATTGCCTCCAAAGCCCGCTAAGCGAAAGCCAGCGGGCTTTTTCGCATTCCAGACTATGCGCATCCTCTTCCGAGACACGAACCCAGCCGTTGCCGAAGCGCTACTCCGCGCCTTCGCCGACGTCCCTGATGTCGAGGTGGTATGCGATGACGTTTTTGCAGCTGGCCCGGCCGACGCGATCGTAAGCCCGGCCAACAGTCACGGCTGGATGGATGGCGGTATTGACCTGGCATACCTGAAGCGATTCGGTGATGACCTGGAGCGACGGCTAAAGCTAGTCATTCGGCGCGACTATGAAGGATTGCTTCCGATCGGACAGGCGCTCGCCATCGAGACTGGTGCAGCCGACATCCCGTGGATGATCAGTGCGCCCACAATGGAGGTGCCGATGACCGTCCGGTACAGCCAGAACGCATACAAGGCATTCCGCGCCACTCTGCTCCTTGCCTGCGAACGCGGGTTTGGGACGCTGCTTTGCTCAGGCTTTTGCACGTTGACTGGCCGAATGGCGCCGGAAGAGGCGTCCCGCCAAATGCGCCAAGCCTGGGATGAGGTTTTCCCGTCTGTCTCCTCCCGGTAGTTGCCTCGGGTTTGGGTATGCCGGCCGCTGGCCGCCGTACCCGTTTCTTTTTCCAAGGGATTGGTCGATGGCTGATGTCAAACAGCGCGGCCGGTTATCCATGTTGGGTGGCAGAGTTCCGACCGTTGGCGGTCGGACGCCGACTATGCAGCCCGGTTCGTGGCGCACCAGTGCGCAGACCAGCGGGCAACGTGGCTACGACTATCGATGGCAGAAGGCACGGGCGAAATATCTGCGTCTGCACCCGTACTGCGTTTACTGCCTACGTGACGCACGTATCGAGGCGACAGGGTTGGCCGACGTGATCGTCGAGTGTGCGGAACGTGCGCTGCCTGTACCGTATGGCAACGTGGTCGACCACATCGTCGCGCATCGCGGCGACCATGGGCTGTTCTGGGATGAGTCGAACTGGCAGACGCTTTGCCAGACGCACCACAGCCGCGACAAGCAGCGGCAAGAGAACGCGGCATGATTCCGCTGATGAAGGTTGGCACGGTCCTTGTCCAGATCCACTCAACACCTTAACGACAAAAAAACAAGAACCGAAAGCAGGGCGAGGTCTCTGGCGCACCGTGCTGGTGCGGCGATGGAGAGCCCGATGAGGCGTCCACGTGCGATGGGCGGCCGCCGCGCTGCCCCTTTCCGGTCCGGTCGCGACCGGGGTGCAAGTGACGGGAGGGGCACCCCAAAAGTCCGGCTGGCCCGCCGGCTCTAGACCACTCGTTCCCTCACGCGTAGAAAATTTCCCCTGTGGTGAAACTTGTTAAAGGTTTAACAAGGCTCCCGCATTAACAACATCACGCAACCCGTTGAGGCGAAACGGTAAACGTCCTGCGCGATGTTTAACATTTGGACCGCCTTGGCGCGGGTTTCGACATGGCAATGACCGGCAAGAAGCAGAAATTTGCCGAGGCCAAGGCGAAGGGCCAGTCAAACAAGGACGCGGCGATCTCTGCTGGTTACAGCCCGGGATCGGCGGCGGCCGCAGGGTCCCGACTTGCAAAGGACCGCGACGTTATCGCCTACCTCGATCGGAAGACGAAAGCGAGGGCGGCAAAGAAGCCGGCGGCGGCCGCGAAGGCGACGCCCAGCAGACCGACCCCTGCGGCGAGGTCACCCGAGACGTCGCTGGATCAGGAGGCCGCCGCCGCCGCATTCGATTGGGGGCAGGCGACGCAGTTTTCCGATCCGAAGGCGTTCCTAAAAGCGGTCATGAATGATGTCGAGACCGAGCCGAAGCTGCGTGTCTTCGCTGCGAAGGAACTAATGCCGTATCACCATCGAAAACTGGGTGATACCGGGAAAAAAGAGGATCGCCAGGATGCCGCCAAAAAGGCAGCTGCAGGTCGGTTCGCTTCCGCGGCGCCGCCGCTTCGTGCCGTGAAATAACTCTATGGAATGGACAACGGCTTGCCCCGACTGGGCCGAACGGCTGCGGGACGGGCGTTCGATCATTCCGCCGCCGATATTCCCAGACCAGGCCGAGCAGGCGCTCGACATCTTCAAACAGTTGCGGATCGTGGATGCGCCTGGCAGCCCTACGTTCGGTGAATCGTGCGCGGAGTGGGTGTTCGAGTTGGTCGCATCCATCTTCGGCGCATACGACGCCACCAGTGGTCGGCGCCTGATCACTGAATGGTTCGTCTGCCTGCCGAAAAAAAACTCGAAGTCGACGATCGCGGCCGGCATCATGATGACGGCGTTGATCTTGAACTGGCGGCAGTCCGCGGAATTCTCGATTCTGGCGCCGACCATCGAGATCGCGAACAACAGCTTCGGGCCCGCGCGGGATTTCTGTGCCGAGCGGATCGACGAGGACCTGAACGCGCTGATGCACGTTCAGACGCACATCAAGACGATCACGCACCGGGAGAGCAACGCCACGCTGAAGGTCGTCGCGGCCGACTCGAACACTGTAGGCGGCAAGAAAAGCGTTGGCACGCTGGTGGACGAGCTGTGGCTCTTCGGCAAGCAGTCAAATGCCGAAAACATGCTCCGGGAGGCGATTGGCGGCCTGGCGTCACGCCCGGAAGGCTTCGTGATCTACCTGACCACGCAAAGCGACGACGCGCCGGCAGGGGTCTTCAAGCAGAAATTGCAGTACGCGCGGGCAGTGCGCGACGGTCGGATTGAGGACAAGAGCTTCGTTCCGATCATCTTCGAGCACCCTCCGGAGATGGTGAAGAGCGGCGACCACCTGAAGGTCGAGAACCTGGGAATGGTCAATCCGAACCTCGGTTACTCGGTCGATCAGCAGTTCCTTGAGCGCGAGTTTCGCAAGGCGCAGGAAGGTGGCGAAGAATCATTCCGTGGCTTCATGGCGAAGCACGGAAACGTCGAGATCGGCCTGGCGCTGAAGTCGGACAGCTGGGCTGGAGCGCTTTTCTGGGAGCGGCAGGCGAGACCCGGGCTCACCTTGGTCGAACTGATCCGCCGCTGCGAAGTGATCGACGTGGGTATCGACGGCGGCGGTCTGGACGATCTTCTGGGACTCGCCGCGGCTGGCAGAGACAGCGAGACCGGCGAATGGCTGGCGTGGTGCAAGGCATGGGCCCATCCAGCGGTCCTCGAGCGGCGCAAGTCCGAAGCGCCCAAGCTGCTGGACCTGCAGAAGGCTGGCGAGTTGGTGATCGTCGAGCAAATCGGCGACGACGTCGAGCAACTGGCGCAGGACGTCCAGCAAATCTACGAGGCCGGGCTGCTCGACAAGATCGGTGTCGATCCGAGCGGGATCGGCGCCGTGCTCGACGCATTGTCCGCCGCCGGCATCCCGGAGAAGAACGCCAATGGCGAGGACATGATTGTTGGCATTCCGCAAGGCTTCAAGCTCAACGGCACGATCAAGACCACGGAGCGCAAGCTTGCCGAGGGCACGCTGCGGCACGGTGGCTCCGCGCTGATGAACTGGTGCGTCGGCAACGCAAAGGTAGAGCCAAAAGGTAACGCGATCCTGATCACGAAACAGGCCAGCGGCACGGCCAAGATCGACCCGCTGATGGCGCTCTTCAACGCCGTCGCGTTGCTGTCGCTAAACCCTGAAGGGATGGGCTCCATGGATGACTGGCTGAGCAATCCCATTGTGGCGGGCCACGCATAATGAAATTCAACCTCAAACGTGTCACACATAGCGTCCGCGCCGCCATCGACGGCTTCGTTCGGTCGTTCTCCCTGACCGACCCCGAGCTGTACAACCGCGCAGCGGCGTTCGAGGCGGGCGTCGAGGTTACGCCCAATGCCGTGATGCAGTTGGACGCGGTCTGGAGCTGCGTGCGTCTGATCTCGGAGACGATCGCGACGCTGCCGCTGGCCATGTATGAGCGCACGTCGGCTGGCAAGCGCGTCTCGCCGCAGCACCCGTTGCACTTCGTCATCCACGACCAGCCGAACGTGGATTCGACCGCTTCGGTGTTCTGGGAAGCGATGGTAGCGGCGATGCTGCTGCGCGGCGCCGGCAGGGCCGAGAAGCTGTATGTCGGCGAGCAACTCGTCGGTCTGGCTTACCTGGACCCCGACAAGCTGGTGTGCACGCGCGACTTCAACACCGGGCGCAAGAAGTTCACCTACCCCCGCCCGAACGGTACGCTGCGCGAGATTCCGGAGGCCCGCGTCTGGACGATCCCGGGCTTCACGCTTGACGGCGTCAACGGCGTGTCGGTGATCGCGTATGGCGCCAAGGTGTTCGGCAACGCGATGGCGGCGGATAAGGCCGCCGCGCAGACGTTCAAGTCTGGCTTGCTGCAGACCGTCTACTACAAGATGGCGGCGTTCCTCAGCCCCAAGCAGCGCGCGGAGTTTAAGGCGAACCTTCAAGGCTCTGTAGAGAGAGGCGAAACGCCACTGCTCGAAGGTGGCAGCTCGGTTGAATCGATCGGCATCAAGCCATCCGACGCGCAGTTGCTGGAGTCGCGCGGCTACTCGGTCGAGGCCATCTGCCGGTGGTTTCGCGTGCCGCCATGGATGGTGGGACACACGGAGAAATCCACCAGTTGGGGCACCGGCATCGAGCAGCAGATGATCGGGTTCCTGACGTTCACGCTGTCACCTTGGCTGAAGCGGATCGAGCAGGCGATCAGCAAGGATCTGCTCCGGCCCGCTGAGCGTGCGCGCTATTACCCGAAGTTTTCCGTCGAGGGTCTGCTGCGGGCGGATAGTGCCGCGCGCGCGGCTTTCTACGCCGCGATGGTGAACAACGGCATCCTCACTCGCGACGAGGTGCGCGAGCTCGAAGACCGCGAGCCGATGGGTGGAAACGCCGCGGTGCTGACCGTCCAGTCGGCCATGACCACGCTCGACGGGCTCGGCACGGCTGACGCCAGCGACGCCAACAACGCGAGGGCGGCCATTCGCGCATTCCTCGGCTTCGAAGACGACCAGAAAAGGGATTGATCCCATGAGCAAGAAGACGCTTCCGGGTGCGCCGGAGGGGCGCCCCTGCGCCGGAATTTCGAGCCAGCTGCAACCGCGCGCGCTCGACCGCTGGCATGCCAACGTGCGCGCCGCCTCCGACGACAACGCCGAGCGCACGATCAGCGTCTATGACGTGATTGGCTATGACTACTGGTCAGGCGACGGGGTGACCGCGAAGCGCATTGCCGGCGCGCTGCGCGGCATGGGCGCCGGGCCGGTGACGGTGAACGTCAACTCGCCGGGCGGCGACATGTTCGAGGGCCTGGCGATCTACAACCTGCTGCGCGAGCACGATGGCGAGGTCACGGTCAAGGTGCTCGGCCTCGCTGCGTCGGCCGCCTCGATCATCGCGATGGCCGGCGACACGGTACAGATCGCCCGCGCGGGCTTCCTGATGATCCACAACGCGTGGGTGATGGCCATCGGCAACCGGAACGATCTGATCGAGGTCGCCGCGACGCTGCAGCCTTTCGATGATGCGATGGCCAGCATCTATGCCGCGCGCACCGGGCAGGACATCAAGGCGATGGCGAAGCTCATGGACGCCGAGACGTGGATCGGCGGACAGGCCGCGATCGACGATGGCTTTGCCGACGACTTCCTGCCTTCCGACCAGGTGAAGAAAGGCGAGGGCAAGGCCAGCGCCTCGGCGATCCGTCGAATTGAGGCTGCGCTGCGCTCCAGCGGCTTGCCCAAATCCGAGGCCATGCGCCTCATCAGTGAATTGAAGTCCAGCTCGGGCGATCCGGCTGGCAGCGGTGAGGGAGATCCCACCGAACGAGTCGAGCCTCGGCCCGATTCCCTCAGCAGTGCCGCGGCATTGGCCGCATCCCTCATCTCAATCAACGCTTGAAAGGCACACCATGTCGCAAATCGAGAAGGACATCGAGACGATCAACGCTAGCCTGTCGAAGGTCAGCGATCAGATCAAGACCCATGCCGAGGCGTTCGCAAAGAACGCGAAGCAAAGCGAGGAAGCCGTCGCAAAGGTGGACGAGCTGCTGAGCAAGCACGGCGAACTCCAGAGCAGCCTGACGGCAACCCAACAGGCGCTGGCTAAGCTGGAAGCGAACGGCGCCGGCGGCGACGTCCAACACCTGTCGTTCGGTGCGCAGTTTGTCGAAGGCGAGAAGTTCAAGGCGCTGGCCGAGCAAGCCACGCCCCGCGGCCGCGCCGATATGACGTTCCACGCCGCGATCACGAGTCTGACGACCGACGCCGACGGATCGGCGGGTGATCTGGTGCAGACGACCCGCCTCCCTGGCGTGCTGCCGCTGCCTCAGCGCCGCATGACGGTACGCGATCTGATCACCCCGGGCACGATGGACGGCAACACGCTGGAGTATGTGAAGGAAACCGGCTTCACAAACAACGCCGGCATGGTGGCGGAAGGCGCGAAGAAGCCGGAATCGTCGATCAAGTTCGACCTGGTGAACACGTCGGCGAAGGTCATCGCGCACTTCGTGAAGGCGTCCCGCCAGATTCTGAGCGACGCGTCGCAACTGGCCAGCATCATCGACGGCCGCCTGCGATATGGGCTGGCGTTCAAGGAAGAACAGCAGCTGCTGAACGGTGACGGCACCGGCCAGAACCTGCTGGGCATCATCCCGCAGGCATCCGCCTTCGCCGCGCCATTCGACCCGGCCGGCACCGAGACGAACATCGACAACATCCGTCTGGCGATGCTGCAGGCTTTCCTGGCCGAATACCCGGCCACCGGCCACGTCATGAACCCCATCGACTGGGCGCGCATTGAGCTGCTGAAGGACACCACGGGCCGCTACATCATCGGCAACCCGCAGGGCAGCATCGGCGCCACGCTGTGGAATCTGCCGGTGGTCGAGACGCAGGCTATCCCGGTGGACAAGTTCCTGACCGGCGCGTTCAAGCTCGGTGCCCAGGTCTTCGACCGCTGGCTGGCCCGGGTGGAAGTGGCGACCGAGAACGAAGACGACTTCGTGAAGAACATGGTCACCATCCTGGCCGAAGAGCGCGTAGCTCTGGCGGTGTACCGCCCGGAGGCGTTCATCTACGGCGACTTCGGCAACATGGCCTGATCGGCGTCAGCCGGCCAGCAGGGGCCCGCTTCGGCGGGCTCTTGTCACTTCCGTGGAGATCATCATGAAGATCAAGTTCAAGGCGCCGGATCCGCGCGCCGGCACGGTCGTCCAGCTGGACAGCAGCCGTGCACAGCATTTCATCGACACGGGCGCCGCCGAGCTGGTGAAGGACGACGAACACCGCTCGACAGTGGCCCGTGCCGAGTTGGACAGGGCGCTGGCCAGCATCCCGCAGGACGAAACGGATGCCGACTACCTTGTGGGCGCGATGCGCGCGCACTTCAAGGGCGTCTTCACCGACGCCGACGAGGCGAAGGTGAGGGGCGTGGTGGACGCCAATGCCGCTGCGCAGGCCGAAGCCAGGGCGAAGCGGGAGGCCGAAGACCTTGCCGCGGCGGAGTCGAAGGCAAAGCAAGAGGCCGAGGAACAGGCCGCGCGCGACAAGGCCGCTGCCGAAGAGCAAGCTCGGAAGGACGAGGAAACGCGTCTCGTTGCCGAGGCCGCAGCTGCCGCCGAGAAGGAGAAGGCGGCCGCCGAGGCGAAGACGAAAGCCAAGGCCAGGGGAGCCTGACATGCCGATCCTCGCTCTCGACATGGTGAAGTCGCACCTGCGGGTCACGTGGACGAACGAGGACCAGTTGATCGGGATCTACCACGCGGCGGCTGAGGGCGCCGCGATGTCATTCCTGAACCGGAAGGTCTACAGCGACGAGGCTGCTATGGCGGCTGCGGTTGAAGCTGGGACCGCCGGCGACGACCCGATGGTCGCGAATGCTGAATTCCACGCCGCGGTGCTGCTGACGGCTGGTCATCTGTATGTCAACCGCGAGCAGGTCGTGCTCGGCGTCACGGCGATCAATTTGCCGATGGGCGCGCGTGATTTCCTTCAACCGTATCGTGTGGGGCTTGGGGTATGAGAGCCGGCGAACGATCGGTATTGATCGAAATTCAACACAACGTGGCCACGCGAGATGCGGCGGGCCAGCCCATTGCCAGTTGGCAGACAATTGGAGCCCAGCACTGGGCAGACGTGAGGCATCGAAGTGGCATAGAAACGATGCGGGCCGATATGCCCACGTCTGTGGTCCAGGTCAGTGTTCGTATTCCTTACCCAGTCTTCATTGAAAGTGGCGTCGACAGCAGAATGCGCGTGCTGTGCGAAGGGGATGCCTACGAGATCCAGGCCGTCTTACCCGATAAGAAGGGCCGCAGATATGCGGACCTCGTCTGTCAGCTGGTGCCAGCGAAAGCGGACTAGGAAATGGACGATTTTTCGCTCAGCTTCGAAGGCGATGATCTTGGCGCGGTTCTGGGGGATCTCGAAGATCGCCTTGTTGAGCAGATCGTGCGGCCGATCGCGCGCGCCGGCGCGCTGGTGTTCTATGAGGAGGCCCGCCGCCTTGTACCCGTGTATCAGGGCGCGCCGATCACCCGAAAGAACGGCATCAAGACGACACCCGGGCAACTGCGCGATGCGATCTATCACGTGTACTCGGACGGTCTATCGAGCAAGGAGCATGCCGTCTATCAGGTCAGCTGGAACGCCAAGAAGGCACCTCATGGACACCTGGTTGAGAACGGTCACTGGCGGGTGAACAAGCTCGTTAAGACGCCAACGGGATGGATGGCCACCAGCGAGCGTCTTGCGACGCCAGTGCGCGTGCCCGCTGTCGCGTTCATGCGAAGGTCCGGCGATCGGGCCCAGGCCGCGGTCGACGCCATGCGCCAGCGCGCGGCAGAGAAGGTCGCCGAGGTGTTGTCCGGCGCCGAGGGAGGAGATTATTCATGACGGTGGAGGCCGAAATGGTGCGGGCGCTTGGAGTGCTCGTAGAGGGGCGCGTCTATCCTGACACGCCAGAGGAAGGCGCAAAGCTGCCTCTCATCGTCTACCAGCAGGTGGGCGGCGATCCGATGAACTTCCTCGAAGGCGTGCCGGACAAGAAGAATGGCCGGTTCCAGATCGAAGTCTGGGCGGCCAGACGCACGGAGGCGAGCGCCGTGGCGCGCCCGGCGCACGCCAGCATCTGCACAAACACAGTCCTGCAGGGCACGGTGCTGCTCGGCATGCTGGCGACCTATGACGACGTGCTGAACTGGTACGGCACACAGCAGGACTTCTCCATCTGGTTTTCGAACTGACGCCCGTTCGGGCGATTACCCAGCCCGCGTAAGCGGGCATTTTTCATTACGGAGCCAACTATGTCGGTAAAACTTCCGAACGGTGCCATTTTCGCGATCGCGGCCTCGATGGCGGCGACTGCCACTCCCGTCACCGCTTTGAGCAACGCAAGTCCGCCGGTGGCCACTTCGGCCGCTCACACGCTCACGGACGGCGACATCGTTGCCATTACTTCCGGCTGGACGCGAATGGACGGTCGCATCGGCCGTGTCGACGGTTCCACCTCCGGCGCCTTCGATCTCGAGGGATTCGATACGACCGACATCGGCAACTATCCAGCCGGCGCGGGCGTCGGATCGGTGCTGAAAGTTCAGTCCTGGCAGGAGATCAAGCAGACGCTCACGTCGACCAGCCAGGGCGGTGAGCAGCAGTTCTACACGTACTCATTTCTTGAGGACACCGGCGACGACAAGCAGATTCCGACGACTCGCAGCCCGCGATCGATCACGCTGACGATCGCCGACGATCCGACTTTGCCACAGTACCCGGTATTGAAGGCGGCGGATGAAGACCGGCTCCCGCGCGCCATCCGGTTCCGCCTGCCGAGCGGCGATGTCATCTATTTCATGGCCTACGTGACGATGTCGGACATGCCGACCACCACGAAGAATGAGGCGATGGCGGTCACTGTGACGCTGTCCCTGATCGGCAAGCCGACTCGCTATAGCGCAGGTGCCTGATGTTCAAAATCAACCCGAATCCGACCTTCACGGCTGAAGCCAATATCGCCGTCCCGGGCCAGCCGGCCGAAAAGCTGAAGCTCGTCTTCCGCCACAAGACGCGGGCAGAGGTGAAAACCTTCTGCGACCGCGTGGCGGAGGCCGCCAAGGCGGCGGCCGACGAGCACACCGCGGGCGCCCGGGACGCGGCACTCCTGCAGGAGATCGTCGCAGGATGGGAGGATGTCGATCAGCCTTTCACCCCGGAAAACTTCGCGCTGGTGCTGGAGAACTATCACACAGCCAGCCAGGCGATTTTTGACGCCTACACATCGGAAATCACGACGGCGCGCCGGGGAAACTGATCGCGGCGGCCCGCCGGATGTATTGGCGGGCGCCGCCGGCTAAGGAACTCGCACAGATCGGTCTCGTATTGGATGACGTCCGTCCGCCGGACGTGGAAGTGTGGCCGGACAACGCGGTAGCGCTCGGCGTTTTTGTGCAGATGGAGACGCAATGGCGGGTGGGAATGGGAGGCCCTGTGGGGCTTGACTACACGGCGCTGCGCATCGTGATGCGCATGAACCGAATCCCACCCGACGAGCAGTCCGAGCTGTTCGAAGCGGTCCGGGTGATGGAGCGCGCGGCGTTGGATGAAATGAACGAGGAATAGCATGAGCCAGGTTGTCGGAAAGGCCACCCTGCAGGCGGATGCCGATGTTTCTGGCCTCAAGGCCGGCTTCGCCGACGCCAAGCGTTCCGTCCAGGATCTGAAGCAGGCCGCGGCAGAGACGAGCCAGTCGACATCTCGCAGTGCCCGTTCGATGGCCGATGCCGCGCGGGATGCGTCCGACCGCATGAAGGCGGCAAACGACAGGTTTGTGACGAGCCTGGAGAAGACGGCCAATACCTTCGGGATGTCGAAGTCCGCGGCGCTGGAATACAGCGCAAGGATGCGCGGGATTCCGAAGGAGGTCTATGAGCCGCTGATCGCCAAGATCCGCGAAACGGAACAGGCGCAGGCTCGGCTTGCCGCCACGACGGAGCGCACGCAGGCTCGTGTGGGAGTATCCGCAGCCCAGACGGCAGCCGCAATGCGCCAGGTGCCAGCGCAATTCACCGACATTGTGACACAGCTCGCTGGCGGGCAAAGCCCTTTGCTGGTGCTCACTCAGCAGGGCGGTCAGCTCAAAGACATGTTCGGCGGAATCGGACCTGCCGCGCGCGCCCTGGGCGGGTATGTTGCCGGGCTGGTGAACCCGCTGACGCTCGCGGCCGGCGCCGCTGCGCTGTTCGGCGTGGCGCTGTACAAGGGCGAGCAGGAAACGGTTAGTTTCAACCGCAGCCTGGTGCTTACCGGCAACTATGCAGGTCAGACGGCCGCCAGCTTCGAACGATCGGTGGAGGTGATCGCCGATTCCACGCAGCGTGGCTTCGGCCCTGCGCGCGAAGCGCTGATGGCGTTGGTTTCCAGCGGACGGCTTTCTGGCGAGGCGCTGACAGTCCTTGGCGAGGACACGGTGCGCATGGCCGCCCTGACGGGAAAATCCCTGGCCGACATCGCCGCGGACTACGCAAAGATGCCCGACGGCGTTGCGAAGTGGGCGGAGGAACACAACAAGAGCCTTCACTACATCACGTTCGCGCAGTACGAGTACATCAAGTCGCTGGAGGACCAGGGGCGCGTACAGGAGGCGGTGCTCGAGAACGCGCGGATCCTGCACGAACATCTGGCCACGAAGGGCGTGCAGACGGTCGGATACCTCGAGCGTGCGTGGAACGGCCTGGCCAACGCGATTGGCAAGGCATGGGACGCTGCCAAGTCGTTCGGTCGGGAGACGCCGGATGACGGCAGTGCGGCGATCACGGCGCGCCAGAATGAACTGTTACGTCGCGCCGGCGCAGCGCGCGGCCGCGGTGACGTGGATACCGCCAAGCGCCTCGAGCAGGAGGCCAATCAGCTCGCCTCATCGATTCAATCGCTGGCGGTCGAGCAGAATCGGCTGGCAGAGGCGACAGCGCGCTACAAGCGCGAGCAGGAAGCGGCGATTTCCGCCAGCGGTAAGCTGGATTCCATCGACGAGCGCGTCAACAAGCAAAAAGCGCTGAA